TGCAAACAGTAACAGAAGTACTAACAGCAGCAACTTATAGCGTTAACATTATTAATGAGATTAATAATGGTACATATTCTATTATTGGACTCACCCAAGAAGAAAAAAATCAAACAGTTCAAAACAATGTAGACCATCTTGAACTTATCTTGGCTTACACAGAACCTGACGTAGTAGGCTCGTCTGTTGATAAATCTAGTTATACAACGGCAATAGCAACTGGCAAACACTATTTAACGGATAACAGCTAATGGCAAACACAAAAATACCAAGTGAACTAATCTCTGATAACATTGCCTTTTCTGGTACAGAAGGCATAACCCTACCCGCAGGAACCACGGCTGAAAGACCAAGTTCTCCAGCTGATGGAGTGTTTAGATTTAATACTACTACAGATGTTATGGAATATTATGATGGAGACGCTTGGCAAACTCTTGGAAACGCTCCGGGAGTAACATCAATTAGTCCAACTACTGAAACAGATGCAAATGCCAACATAACTATTACTGGTTCTAATTTTAAAACAGGAGCAACTGTTCAATTTATAGGTGATGATGGAACAGTATATAACTCTCCTTCTGTTACTGTGAATAGTACAACTACAATTACTGCTACAACTCCAAGCTCAGCACTTACAGTTGCAAACGAACCATATGACATCAAGGTTATTAATCCCGGAAATTTCAGTGGAACATTAGTAAATGCATTAGATGCTGGTTCAACTCCTGCTTTTGGAGTTGCTTCAGGTTCTTTAGGTACAGTAATTGAAGGAACAGCTGCATCAGCATTTACACAAATAACAGCAACAGATGGTGATGGACAATCGGTATCAATCACTCTTAAATCTGGCTCATCTCTTCCAAGTGGAGTAAGTATGAGCACAAGTGGAGTATTTAGTGGTACTACACCAACCACAGGATCATCAGTTACAACCACATTTACAGTTGAAGCAACAGATGGTGTAAATACTGCAGAGAGAACATACACACTAACAGTACGACCTTATCTATATGCTCAGCTTTCTGGTTCTGGTACTTGGTCAGTTCCTTCAGGAATAGATAGTGCAGAAATACTAATTGTAGCGGGTGGAGCCTCTGGTTCAAGATCACCTAATATTGCTACTGGTGGTGGCGGTGCGGGTGGAATAGTTCATAGATCATCTTATACTTTTACATCAACCGATAAATCTTCAGGCGTTGCTTATGCAGTAGGCGCAGGTGGAGACGGTGTTGGTATCTCTCCTTTAGCATATGATGGTGGTTATAACAATGGAGGAGATACTACATTTGCACTCTCTGGTGGCACAATCACTGCTAAAGGTGGCGGTGGAGCTGGTGGTTATGGTGGTAATGCTCCTCATCTTTCAGGATTTAGTACCTCTTACTTTCCAGCTTCAGCTGGTGGCTCAGGTGGTGGTGGGTCTTGGAATAATCTGAGTGGTGGAGCTTCAAATCAAGGAACATTTTCAGGTTGGACTTCGTATGGTAACGCAGGGGGAGCTCATATAAATGGCACTGGCGGTGGAAACTATAACGGTGGTGGTGGAGGTGGAGCCGGAGGTGCGGGCTTACCAGGATATAGTAATACTTCTGGACAAACATCAGGTGGTGGTGCAGGTGGTGCAGGGCAATTATTTTCAAACTTTACTGCTTATGGAGAAAGTGGCTACTTCGGTGGCGGTGGAGGCGGCGGTAGTAACCAAAACCCAGGATCACGCGCATCTGGTGGTATAGGCGGTGGCGGTGATGGTGGTGTATATCATGCTACCGACGTATCAGTGCAGACTGGTCTTAATGCTACTGACACAACCGGCGGAGGTGGTGGTGGACAATCAAATGTTGGTTATGCCAATTATACTAACAAATCAGGCGACGGCGGTAATGGAACAATTTTAATAAGGTATTAATATGGCTACAGCAAAAGAATCAATGGCAAAAATATCAGCACACGAAAAAGAATGCGCTATGCGTTATGAAAACATAGAAAAGCGTTTGGATAAAGGTGATGCTAAGTTTGATGCTATGGATGCAAAATTTACTAAATACATAATAGGTTTGTATCTTTTAATCATAGCGGCAAGCGGTATTGATAGGGTCTTTTCTTAGTTATATACTAAGTATATTGTTAATTAAATAAGGAGTATTTAAATGGAAAACAATCCAATACAAGAAGTGACTTTTGATGGTGACACTTACAGCATTGAGAATTTAACCCCCAGAGTAATTGAGTCTTTTAACACCCTGTTCAAAGGCCAACAAAAACTTAATGACCTTGCTATAGAAGTTAGGTTAGCGCAAGCAGGTATATCTGCATTAACTGAGGATCTTAGAACTATTTTAAAAGAAGATAAGATAAAACCTACTGTTAAAGTAGAAGAAGAAAAGGAGTAATTATGAATATCGAAAAATGCAAAGCTGAAATAAAACGTCACGAAGGTGAAGTTCTAGAGGTCTATGAAGATAGCTTAGGCTATAAAACATTAGGCGTAGGCCATTTGTGTCAACCAGGCGACCCAGAATATGATTGGGAAGTGGGCACACCAGTAACTCAAGAGGTAGTAGATCTATACTACGAAGACGATTTTAAAAAACATCTTGACGAAGCAATACACGTGTACGGTTTAGAAGAAGAGTTTTACAGTTTGCCCGAAGATATACAACACGTGTTGGTAAATATGTGTTTTAATCTAGGAGGCACTAGACTTTCTAACTTTAGAAATATGTTAGATGCCTGTAGAAAGCACGAATGGGAACGAATGGCTGCTGAAATGGAAGACAGCAGGTGGTTTAAACAAGTAGGAAGAAGGAGTCTAGAACTACAAGCGTTAGTTCGTAATACTGTATAATGAAAGAATGGCATATTTTAAACTTATTACCTTTGGAGGCAAAGCACCTAGAGTATCTCCTAGGCTTCTAGCAGATAATCTTGCGCAGACCGCAACCGACGTAAATTTAGAAAGTGGGCGTCTTGTACCTGTAAAAGACAATTCCACAGTAGATCCCTCTAATGGGGTTTCTACGCTTGCCAATACTACTAAGCAAACTATATTTAAATACACTGACAGCCCAGAACGTTGGCTGCAGTTTGATGAAGATGTAGATGTCGTGCGAGGGCCCATAGCTGGAGATACGAACGACACGATATACTGGTCGGGGCAGTCTTTTCCTAGAATGGGCAGAAGTGATATTATCCTAGGCAGTGCGCCCTACCCCGATGCTTTTTATAGACTAGGCATACCAGCACCGACAGCTGCTCCTACAGTAGCGATCGCAGCACCAACACCAATAGATGCAACCATAACAACCACTAGTGGATCTGGTGTTATAACGGTGACTACTGCAAGTGTTCACGGGGCAGCAGTTGGTGATATTATGACGCTTGTTGGTTTTGGTACTACAAATGGGCTAACAGCTGACGAAATTAATGGTGATTTCAAAATTGTTTCTGTTCCTAGCACTACAACACTGACAGTTGCAACCAGCGGGTCTGCTACAAGTTCAAGCACATCTAGTTCAGTTAGCAACGGAGCATCTTTTAATGGCCCATCCGATGCTGATTTAGATTTCGAAACATCTTATGTTTATACCTTTGTGTCTGCTTATGGTGAAGAAGGGCCACCTTCTGCTGCTTCTACTGTTGTAACCACCGATGATAATCAAAAAATCAATCTTAGTAATTTAGAAACTAGTCATTCAAACTCAAACATTAATCTTCTTAAAAAACGTATATACAGATCTAACACTGGTTCAAACACTACGCAGTTTCAGTTCGTTGCAGAGCTTGCACTGTCAGCCACAACATACACGGATACTTCTAAAAACAGCGAGTTAGCTGAGGTTATACCCTCTACTACATGGATTGCACCGCCAGACGATGATACCTCTTTGTATCCAGATGGGCCCATGAAAGGGTTGTGTGCGTTGCCAGGCGGAGTGTTTGCTGGTTTTACTGGTAAACGTATATGTTTTAGTGAACCTTTTCTACCCCACGCTTGGCCTGCAAACTATAGGCTTGCTATAGAAGAAGAGATAGTCGGCATGAAAGTAGTATCAAACGGTATTTTAGTTACAACAAAAAGCGTGCCATACCTAGTCACAGGATCTGGGCCTGACACGATGACAGCAATACGTATTGAAAGTTCGCAAGCTAACCTAAACAAAAGATCAATAGTCGACATGGGGCCCTTCGTTATATATGCAAGTCCGGACGGATTGATCGCAGCAGAGGGTACAACTGTACGGAACTTAACAGAAGGTATTATCACACCTAGTCAATGGCAAGCTAACTATTACCCCGCAACAATCACTGGCTTTTTATGGGAACAAAGGTACGTAGGTTTTTATAGTACAGGCAGTGGCTACGGCGGTTTTATATTTGATCCAAGAGTTGGTGACGGCACAAGTTTTGTAGATCTTGATGCGGGTGGGCTTATACGTGGCGGACATACAGATCCGGACGACAGCCAGTTATATTTAATTATAACTAACACGATTAAAAAGTTTCAAGGCAGTGGTACTAATCTAACGTTTAATTGGAAATCAAAAGAGTATGTTATGCCAAAACCGATTAGCATGGGTTTTGTAAAAGTAGAAGCAGAGTCGTATCCCGTAAGAGTCAAAGTATATGGTGATGGGTCTGTTATTTATAACGCATCGATTGCAGCTTCTGGTAGTGTTTTTGCTGTTACCGGAACTACCCCAAGTTTTAGTTCTACTTCTATACCTGAGCCCATATTAAGACTGCCAGCAAGTGTGCATAAGACCTTTGCCGTAGAAGTAGAAGGTGCCACTATTGTCAACGAAATTTGCGTTGGAGAGTCTATAGATGAATTAAGGAACATCTAATGACCACTAAAGTACCCGCGTTAAAAAATATACCAACTAAAGTAGATAGAGAATTAGCTGATACTCTTAAGTCTATGAAAGAAGCTCAGGAAATTAGACTAGGCAGGCTGGGTGATCCCTTAGATAGAGCTATAACACTACGAGAGTTAATAGACTCTGGTATGGCTAAGAAACTTACTAACAAGCCTTTTGATCCCAACGGGACCACACCAGAATTTATACCTAACGACGATGCTATTGGGGATCTAAGTATTCCACCTGCGCCTACGGGGCTAGAAGCTTCTGGGGCTTTCACCGAAATCATAATTAACTGGAACACAGCACCATATACTAACCATGCATACACAGAAGTGTGGCGTTCAAGAGATGATGAAGTGGGCACCGCTACTCTTATTACAACCACTAGCGCTTTTGTCACCACCGACCCTGTTGGTTACAATCAAACTTATTTTTATTGGGTACGGTTTGTAAGCACTAGCGATGTAAGAGGCCCATTTAATCAAACAAACGGTACAAAAGCTGTAACGGTACAAAACATAGCTGAAGTATTAACTCAATTAACTGAAACCTTAGCTGATTTACCTGGATATTCTACGCTTACTAATCTTATAGACGTTGGTACTTTAGTCATAAGAGCTTCAAGTGCGCCTAGCACTAGGACCGATGGTAGTTCTCTAAACGTAGATGACATTTGGTTAGATACCGATGACGACCAGCTCTATGTTAGAAACTCGGGTAACAACGCGTGGGTTAAAGCAAGAGATGGAACTATTAAAGCGGACATTGATAGTTTAGTAGCGTCATTAAATAGTTCTAATTCTCGTTCGGATTCAACCATATCAGCAGCTATAGCAGCGGAACGGGCTGTTCGAGTTACTGCAGAAGGGGCAAATGCTACTAGTATTTCTAGCCTTACTAGCACAGTTAACGGTGTTTCATCTAGCGTTACTACAGTACAAAACGCAGTAACAAACGGTACTTCTTCCCAAGCTGGTTATGGTATCTCTGTAAATGCGGACGGGGCTATAGCTGGTATGTACATTATGGCCGATACTAGCAACGCCCTACAAAATAATACTTCCAGCACCAATATTATTTTTGAAGCAGACCAGTTTGCAATTAGATCTTCGAGTGCTAGCACTACAAACGCCGATGGTGGTAGTGGTAATAAATATACGCCTTTTATAGTGCGTACAACTGCAGGAACTGTAAATGGTCTAGCTGTGCCAGCTGGTGTTTATATTAAAGATGGGTGGATACAAGAAGGATCTATAACCAATGCAAAAATAGCTAATGCAACTATTGAAGACGCAAAAATAGCTGACTTAAACGCGGGTAAAATTACTGCAGGTACTATGTCAGCGGATCGTATTAGTGGCGGGGTTATACAATCCCTAGACTTATCCACAGGGGGCGCTACAACTATTAATGGTGCAAATATCACTACAGGCACCATATCTGCTAACGTTATAGATACTGCTATTATAAGAGCAACTGACTTATCCGCTAATACTAGTACTGTAATACATGGTGGTAACATAACAACAGGTACAATAGCTGCGGCTCATATAGACACAGCTAATTTAACTTTGCCATCCTCGGGCGTATCATTAACAACAATAGGGCCCTGGTCCCCAAATACTTTTGCATATAAGCTAGTGGGCAGCGTGGGGTCAGGAGCAGGGTTTTACCACGGCTATGTAAGACTAGTAGGTAGCACCAACCATGTAAAAACAGTAAGTCTAGTTTATTTTGATGCAAGCACTTCCGCCATAATTTACAATAGTGGTACAACAGACAAATTGCCAGGAGAGGTAGATAGGTTTTTTTCAAGCTCTGACTCTGCAAATATTCCGCAAGCATTTGTATACACCGGAAGCAACACAGTGAATTTATTTATTTATGCACAAGGGGATTCGGGCCTTGATTATATTCAAGCTGAAACAAGATTTTATAAATATAGTACCTAATGGAGAATAACAATGACTGATTGGGTAATGCGTAACTATACTTATACGTATGAGTTAGTATCGTATAAAACAGAAAAAGAGGGAGATATTGCTGACATCATAACGGAAGTTAATTTTAATGTTACAGCTACAGATACCTCTTCTAATACTGTTACTTTTCCTTGGAGATTCACATTCTGTAAATACACAACATCAGGAACTTGTCCGCTAACAGGTAAAACCATAAACTTTACACCCCTTGCAGATCTTAATGATGCAAAGATTATTGGGTGGGTTAAATCAGCTTTCGCATATCAAGACCGAGACAAAATGCTAAACCACTATGCAGCACAGTTATTAGAAGGAAGAACCGCTGATAATCCAGCACCATAGTTGCTACCACAACAGGAGATTGATAGAATAAACCATGGCGTACAAAAGAAAAACAACCAGAAATAAGCCAACACGTAAAAAGTCTCTTACTAAAAGACAAGAGGCTACTATGAGTAGGCATTCTAAACACCATAGCGCAAAGCATATGAAGTACATGAAGAACCTCATGATGAAAGGAAGTACTTTTACTGCAGCACATAAAAAGGCACAAAAAGCAGTAGGAAAGTAAATACCCCCACACATGAAGGAGTCATGCAAAAAAATATTACGATGGATCGCGAGTCTTTTTGTACAGCATTACCAAGTTCGAGTATCGTTTAACAAAGAGTACGGAGATTCAGACGATAAAGTCTACATAAGCAAAAAAATACTTGTGCAAAAAGAAAACCATCTGAAGTTTCGTGATCTTGATAACAAGACTATTGAATATAGAAGTGCAGGTGGTTTGAATTACATTATTGAGGACCTGTAATGCAACAGATATCTATAGGAATTATATTAATGTTAGGTTTTGCAAGCTATTATTTCTATAGCCAAAACCAAATACTTACTGCAAACAATGCGGCACTAGAAAGCGCGGTTGCCACACAAGAAGAAACAATAACTTCTTTGCAAAATGATTTTGCTTTACAAACTACAGAATTACAAAACATGACTGTAAAAAGCCAAGCAGCCCAGAGAGAATTGAATAGATATTCAGAATTTATTAAAAATTACGAACTGAGTGACAAGATTATAGGTGACCCAGTTGAAATGCAAAGGAAGATAAACAATGGTACAAAACATATCATGGAAGACATTGAGAACATCAGCTCTGATATTGATGGTCTTGATGATGGCCTGCAGTTGCAGTCTACTTCCGACTAGAGAAATACAAGTATCTGCTAAACCTATCGACAGGCAGATAGTACAGCCGGTTATGCCTAGAGAAATAGATCTCAAGCAGGTTAAATGGCTTACGATTACCCCAGAAAACTTTGAGGAACAGTTTGCTCTTATCGAGGACCAAGAGGGCGAACTTGTTTTTTTAGCTATGACCGTACCAGATTACGAGACCATGGCCTACAACATGCAGGAAATTAAAAGATATATAACAGAACTAAAAGATGTAGTTGTGTATTATAGAAAAGTAACAGTTATTCAAAAAGAAGAATAATCTGTTAAACTTAGGTAAATAAACTAGTTCAAGGAGGAACATAATGGAGAATATATATGTTAGATTTAACATTAAAATTAATTCAGTTAGCTCCTTGGGTTATCTCAGGTGCATCGCTTATTTGTGCCCTGACACCAACACCAAAAGATGACATTTGGATTGGCAAAGTCTACAAACTTATAGATTGGTGCGCAATCAATGTAGGTAAAGCAAAGGAGAAGTAGATGGCCAAAAAAGCGCCAGATGCTTTTGTTTACAAAGCAACTTTAGAGCGAATTGTCGATGGAGACACTTTTGACTGTTCGCTCGACCTTGGGTTTGATGTCAAGCTACACAAGCAAAGAGTGCGGTTAGCAGGCATAGATACTCCTGAATCCAGAACACGAGACCTCGCAGAAAAAAAACTAGGCCTTGAAGCCAAAGAAAGATTAAAAGAATTGTGCGTAGGTAGCATAAAAATCAAATCCCTAGGCAAGGGTAAATACGGCAGAATACTTGGCATACCTTATACAGAAGATGGTAAAGACATTTGTCAAATATTAATAGACGAAGGTCATGCAGTGGAGTACCACGGCGGGACTAAAACAAAAATATGGGGTGATTACTAATGAATGACGGACACGGAAGATTTCAGGGGGATATGGATCGTAATGAAGTTGAAATGGACCTTAATAAGTTCATGGCAATGGTAGAAGAAATAGGCCAACTTAAAGATAAAATTAGAGACCTAGAAGATGAAACAACTAGAAACCCACACCAAAAATGGATTTTTTTAGCACAAGCAGTTGATTCTTGGCGCATCTTTCCAAGAGCATTTTTAAGTGTATATATGTATTTACTTTATTTTACAACTTTTTGGTTTATGGATTTAGCAGAACCTACGTTTGAACAAAGTGGTCTTATATCAATAGTAGTTGGTGCGGGTGCAGCTTGGTTTGGTTTGTACGCAGGAACATCAGGTTCCAGCAAGTCATTTAAAGGCGAGGATAAATGAAGGACGACGACCAAAGAAAACACGATAACATCATAGTATGGGCAGCATTTATGTTTCTTATAACACTTGTTGCGGGTATATCTATAAATGCTAATGCTCAGTCTAGTCAGCAATCTGGTACAGCTTGTGTCAATGGTTCTCAGTATTGCGAAAACAATAGTTTAGATACCACCAATACAACAACGACTACCAATACAAATACTAATACTAATACCAACACGAACACCAACACGAACACCAACACGAACAACAATACCAACACGAACACGACTACAACGACAGCAACGAACACGAATTCGAATACTAATGTTAATACCAACACGAATAATAATATCAACACATCGACAGCAACTTCGACTTCGAACAATACCAACACAAACAATAACGTTAATACTTCGACTTCTAATTCAACAGTGAATTCGACTGTCAATCAAAACGTTAACAATACGAACAATTCAACTTCAACGTCGAATAATACAAATACTAACACTAACGTAAATCAATCAACTTCAGATTCAAACGTTACTACAGACAATACCAACACAAACAACAACAACACTAAATCTGACAACACGAATAGAAATATTAACGAGTCAAATAGTACCCAAACTATTAATCAAAATGTAAAAAGCGAAGCCCCACCTGCATCTGCAATTGCTCCGTCCATAATGTCTTATTCACAGGACTTATGTACCACGGGGGTATCGGGTGCTTTCCAAGGGCAAGTGTTTGGTTTGTCGGGTGGTAAAACTATAGTAGATGAAAACTGCGAACGATTAAAATTATCTAAGTATCTATATGACATGGGCATGAAAGTAGCATCAGTTGCTTTGTTGTGTCAGGACGAAAGAGTATTCAAAGCCATGTCAATGGCCGGTACTCCGTGTCCGTACAACGGTAAGATTGGTAAAGAAGCTACTGTAGCATGGGAGGAAAACCCACAAAAAAGGCCTGACAAAGAAGATGCAGAAAAAGAATTTATTTCCCAGTGCACGCACGAAGCTAATCCAAACAGAGACAAGATTAATAAAGATGTTGTGGGTTTGGTTAAAAAAACTTACACAAGAAAGACTAAGACCACCAAACAATGCAGAAACGAATTTTATGCTACGCAGTAGCTAGTCTGCTATCATTTAGTGTATATGGACAATACACTTACGAATCAGGACAGGATTTATACCACCTGCAAACAAACGCCAACAACTTTGAAGGTGAGTTAGCATACGAGGTAGTAGATGATGGTATTAGCCCTGCAATTGACCTTTCTTTTAATTTTACTTTTTACGGCTCTACTTTTACACAAGCGAGGATGGCAACGAATGGATGCCTACATTTTGGTAATAGTGGTAGCTATTGCAATGACTATACTCCTGACCCTATTAACGGACAACACACCTATACCATATACCCTTTTTGGACTGACCTAATTAGAGACAACGATTCTCGCATGAAGTCTTGGGGTGATAACAGCAAGATGATATTTGGTTGGTACGACATGAGAGAGTACAACAGAGCATCAGACAACAGCTTTGAGATAATACTTTGGAACAATAACTCTTTTGACATACGCTATGGTGCGTTAGATATTATTAACCATGATGTTCTCATAGGTGAGGTTGGCAGTGGCAGCAAAGAAATCTATCAATATTATTACCATGATGAATGCAATACAGGCTCAACCAACAGTTCTATCTGTGTAAATACTAACTGGAATAACACAACAATTAACACGACATTAGAGAACGGTGGTTCTTTGTATGGCTCTGGGTCTGGAAATGGTGTTGACTGTAGTGACCCATTAAATGATTCTAGCTGTAGTGGATACGCAGATGCTTATCTAACCCAACAATGTAATATCACTGATCTTTATAGTGAGTCTTGCCCTAACTACTGGGAAGCTTATGATGATCAGCAATGCGCAGATGATCCGCAGTACGCACCGTTTTGCCAAGGCTATAGACAAGAAGAATCTGTAGCTTTCTTTGACGATACTAACGTAGATTATGGGTTTGTAGATGAGCAAGAACAATTTGCCACTGGCGCTTTTACCGATAGTCACCATGACGACAACTTTGGATTTGAAGACCCAATAGAAGTTATAGAGATCTTTGAAGAAGAAATGTTTCCACCTTTTGAAGAGTTTGGAGATAACCCCAACGATTATTTTGAAGACCCTTTTGTAGAAGAGTTTGTTGTTTTCTATGACCCAGAGCCTTTACCTTTTGTTGACGCTTTTAACTCTCATCATGATGAGCCTTTTCATCAAGACGAAGTATTAATAGATGAGTTTATATTTCAAGAAACTTTTTTAGTAGAAGATTACAGTGAACCCGAAACATTTATTGAGTTTAACAGCGTAGAAGAATTGGAGGAGTGGTTTGAAGAAGAAACTAATGAACGTTTTGAAGAACGAATTGAAGAAGAACTTGCAGATTTGGATGAACCGGAAGAAGAATTTATTGAAGAAATCTTCGAAGAAGAAGTTGTAGAAGAAGTTTTTGAAGCAATTGAAGAACGTATTGCAGAAGCAGAAATAGAAGAAGAAAGGATTGAAAGAGAAGAGATCATAGAAAAGTTTGAAGAAGTTTTTGAAGAAGAGTTCCAAACTGCAGAAAGAGAAGAAGCTACAGGTAAAAGTTCTATTAGTAGGGATATAGCCTTGCGTGTTGTTTCTTCTACCATAGCAACTGCAACACAAAGTGTTAGCGGTACAAACGCAGGTAATAGTGTTCATGCTACAGGTAACACCGCAGCTTCTGGTAACGCTGTAAGTGGTAGTTCCACAGGAGCTTCTTCTGGAAATGCAGGCATAAGTACAACCAGTTCCCCTAGTATGTCAGACCAGTTTGCTTCTGCTACAGTACAAACAAACCAGGTTCTAGACATGAGTTCTATGTCCGTGTCCGGGTCTTCTACAAATGATTCCACAGGGTCGACTGATATAAGCACTTCGGTCGTTGTAGCTAATGTATCTACTAACACAGTACAAGATCAAATAGATACTTCAATAAGCTCTATGGATACATCTTCTGATACAGATACCACAGTGGAAAATTTAATCGCACAAAATTTACAGACAGCACAAGAAGAAGTAGAAGCTCAACAAGAAGAAACAGGAGAGTATGGTTCGGAAGACACAATTATTGCGTACATGGGTTTTGTCCCAGGCTTTAACACGTATCAAACTGTTGTAATGGCCGACCAGGACCAATGGTATACACCTAAGACTATTTATACTGAAACCATGCCAGATAACATAAACGCATTTTATGGGCTTGCAGGTAGTAATATAAGTAAAATGAACGATATAATAAGTTTACAACCACCTTTATAGGAGAATCACCATGGATTGGTTACAAAGTAAAACAACACAAGTAATAGCTTTAGTGGGTATTGTTTCAACTCTTGCAGGGTTTGGTTACACAGGGGCTACCTATGTTAACCGCATAACAAACTTAGAAGCTAAAATTGGCGGCATAAGCGAAGCAGAAGATAATGTGCAAGTTATTGAAGAACGTTTTGCAGCAATAGAAACATCTGTACAATTTTTAGAAAAAGAAATAGATAAAATTGAAATTCCCGATGTAACAGACATCAAAACAGATATAGCTACAGTGAAGGCTGACTTAATAAGTTTAGATAAACGTATAGAGGAGATAAAAGATGACAATAAGAATCCTCTTGGTGGCTAGTATATTTTTAATCGGCTGTTCAACGCAATCAAAATTCATACCAATACCAGAAGACTCTAAGTTAGAGTGGTCTGATTCTTATGACCCCGACCAATGGAGAGAACAGTATAAAAAATGTCAGGCATTCTTGTATGAAGATAACGACGCTTGGCGTTGGTGTATGGATACTGTTTAGTGGGAAGAAACTATAAAAAAGAATATAAGAATTATCAGGGTAAAACTGAACAAAAAAAACGTCGTGCCATGCGAAATAAAGTGCGGCGTATAATGGAACGAGCAGGGAAAGTTAAGAAGGGGGATGGAAAAGACGTACATCATAAAGATGGAAATCCAATGAACTCTAATAAATCTAACTTAAAAGTAGTTCGAAGGTCAAAAAACCGTTCTTTCGCCCGAAATCGCAATTCTGGGAAAAAATGACCTCACACAATTGATGCTGTTGCGTTTTGTTAATGTGGTTAAGGGTATTAATCCAAAACTATGAAAAATTGCTTGGTGGACTTGTCCGTGCGTCCTCGAGGGTTTCTTCTTTTTCAAGCGTTTTAACTAATCTATTTAGGTACCATTGTGCTTTTAACACATCTTGAAGGCCTTTTTTGCTTTCATAGCGCCACATGTACTTTTGAATGTTGCCTTTTAGATATCCTTTAAAAGCCTCCGACGTCATGCTTTCTTCTATTGCGTCTATGCATTCTATATTTCCACTATTGTAATGTGGTGGTGAGTTTACGTAGTCAGTCATTTTCATCTCCTATGGTTATGCTGGTTATAAATTCTATAAAAGAATCAAAGGTTATGCTTTGGTTATTAAATTCTTTTAGTGTTATATATTCTAAATTAAAATCTTGTGTAAGGTAAACTTGGTTTTTTATAGCCAGGCAGGCATAACATTTAATGTTATTAGAAAGTTGAAGGTTTAACCAAATACGTTGTTGTGGGGATAAATTAAACTTTAGTTTAGAGGTTTCTTTTGCTGGTATTTTTTCTGTGTATTTGTACTCGATAAAACAATGGTCATTGCGACCTGAGTAAAAAGTGTCTGGAACTCCCCCGTGGTAGGGGTCGTTGATCTTCCATCGATAGATGGTTTTGGGTAAGTGCTTGTGCACTTTATTTATGAACTCCTTTTCACGCACATAAGGAGTGTAACATGTTTTAACACGCTCGTGCCTGCGACAGTATGTGTCGCAGGTCGAACGCACGTAACACTTAGCTATTGCCAAATGAAGCCTGGTAGAAGGATTTTACACCTTCATAGATTTCATCTTTTAGCCAGTCAACACCTTGAATGTCGATGTTAACCCATGAGCCTTTGGCATTGCTTTGTGGTACAGAAGACATCTTCCACAAGTATGCGAATCTATCGCCACCTTGTTTTATTATCTTAGTATTCCATTCTCTAGATACTTTGAGCTTTGATGAAGCGCAATCAAATAGAAATGGAATATCTGAGATTTCAGATGTTTTATCATCCAAACGCAACAACGTATGGATTTGAGTCTGCGTAATGTCATGTTTAGCAGATTCTAAAGAATTATCTTCAAGATGTTCTTCAGCATCTTTTCTAGTTGGGAAGTTCCCTACTAGACCGCCACCTTCTTCACGCTTTCTCCACACAACAAATTCTTCTCTGAAGTGTGTGTTAACTACATACATAGATGAACCATAGTTTTCACCAGTCACAGTGTTAATAAAGTCGCCTTCTTTGGCGCCCTCTACATACTCACTATGGTTTGGATCTACTTCGTGATTCATCTTTTGAAGTAGTTTTACTCTTGGTACTGATATATGTTCAGATGAAACATTCTCATTACCTAGTTTTGATCCCTCTTTAACATGAGCTGGAACCTTGCTCGTTACTACACTAATATCGTTTGACATCGTTATTCCTCCTTCGTCATTCGTTATTCGTTATTATTATGTTGATCTAAAGTTTATTTTAGTCAACTCCGTACTTTCAACCCCAGGGATGTCATCCCCAAGACCGATAGCTTCCCTATAGGCAGTGGCTGACATACGTTTTTGTAATAGCTCAAACCTGCTGGTTTTTGCTATGTACTCTTGCAACGCATCCCAGTCATCGACTGTAGGTACAATCTCCTTTTTAAGGGAGAGTGTTCGTCCACCATTAGATATTTTTTCAAGACCTTCGTCTTGCATCCTAATGGCTATTTGCGCTTCTAGCTCTCGCTTCTGCGCATTGTATTCTTTTTCTTGTGCTTTTAGGTCTGTGATACCGTCACGCACGCGACCGTATTCGGCCAATAAGTCATTTAGTTTCTTTGCCATGTCCTACCTCCTGTAATATGTGCAATAGATTTTCCATTCGCCCAAGCTTAGTATTAAGCTTTTTATACACTTCGGGCTCCCAAGTGTTTCGCGCTTGTATAAGTATAGTTTCGGTCTTTTGTGTTTGACCTGATCTATGTATACGTTGGTTGAATTGTTGAAAGTGTTCAGCATTGTATGTAGGTGAACACCATATAACTGTGTTAGCTTTAGTAAGAGTTAACCCATGACTTGCTGATTGTGGGTGACACAATAACATTTTAATATGGCCAGCTTGGAATCGTGCGACTATGTCTTTTCTCTTCTCAGCTTTGACTGTACCATCAATAACTTCATAGGTTACACCTTGTTTTTCTGCGAGTTCAATTAACGCATTGCGTTCGTGTCGCCAGTTGAATGCTACCAGACAGTGTGCACGTTGTTCTACAAGGGTCATAACTATGTCATAACGTTCTTGATGGATAAACTGCACCAACTTGTCTTCATCATATACTGCGCCTGTAACTAGCTGCAGCAGCTTCTTGACACGAGCTCCTGCATGAACAGCATTAACGGTACCTGTCTTAGTGTATAAAACAGAATCGTTAGCAAGGAGATTATATTTTTGCTGTATCTGTTTAGACAAGTTAGTGTTTATCGTACGTGTTATGTTGTCTGGTAGATCCATACATTCGGACAACGCATAACGTATAGTTATATCTCGCAGTCGAATAGCAACTGCATCTTCAGCATCAGGTTTGTCTATCCATTCATTGGCAAAGCCATTGAACTTAGGTGTACATACTTGAGACCTGAATTGAAAGAATCTAGCTCCTAGTCGTTTGCCGTCGTCGACTAACAAAGTTGGATGCCAAATATCTAAAATAGTATTACTGTTAGGAGTGCCAGACATGACAATCCTGTTAGTAAAGTGGTGGATAATATCTTTGATGTTTTTACTACGTTTAGCTGTACGATTTTTAAAAGCAGTAAACTCATCAATAACAATAGTATCAAACTGTTTACAGTAACGTGTGTTTTTACGTAAAAAGTTAACAGCTTCAAAGTTAGTAATAACCATATCTAAATTATTTTCTTTAAATACTTTTTCTCGGTTTTTAGCGTAAGCAACCCCATACTTTATATTGGGTTGGAACTTTTTAATGTCTTCGCCCCATGCTGCTTCTAATATAGAAAGAGGTGCTAAGACAAGTGTACGTCCCCCGATGGCTGCATGTGCGTCAAGCACGGCGCGTGTTTTACCAGTGCCTGGGTCCGAGGTAATCATACATTTTGGATTTGCTACTATGAAATCAGTAGTCTTTTTTTGGTGGTCGTAAGCCACAGGTATATCGTTCATCGTTACTCCTTAATCGTTAATCGTTATTTGTTAATCGTTAATACTATAATATCACGTTTCCGACCATTCGCAAACCGGGTATTCACCCTTGCCATACGAACACCATTTGCAGTTGTAACTGCTAGGGTTTGGTGGAAACTTGGTTGCAGTAGTCATAGCTATTGCTCTATCGTGCAACTTGGGCATGAAGACCATTGCTTCATCCCGAGTGTACACCTGTTCTAACATAGTGCCGTGATCGAGATACCATATCTCGGTTTTAGCAATTTGTAAGTCTGGGTATCTAAAAAAGCTACCAATTGCGTAAACAAGTGCTTGTTGGCTATGAGCAATTTCATTACCAAAAGCTTTACCTGTTTTATAATCAATAACTCTTGCTGATGTTTCTGTTTCGTGTACGAAAGCATCTAACTTAATGCGTCCCCACACGTCTGGGGCCATCCAACCACACGGCTCCCAACCGCGCGTGAATCCCCAATCACCTTCAAGTTCAACTTTAGCATCTACAAATAGTTCTCTTAGAGTTTTAAATTGAGATGTAAATTTTTTGAGTGTGTCAGGGAATTCCCCAAGCTTACCGCATACATAGTCTTCTGCTTGTTTGTGTATTTCCGTGCCTCGTGCCGCTGCGGGCCCGAAGTCTTCTTGCACCTTTTTAACTTTAGCTATGTAAGAGCGATAAGCGCATGATTCGAAAGTTTTTAGGGTAGAGTATGACCAGGCTGGTATATAGCCTAACTCTATGTCCTCCGTGACCTCAACCGCTGAGATTAGGTCTGGACGCTTGGATTGTGTTAGATTCTTCATCTATTAGTCCTAAGTCCCTTTCATCGAAATGTTGTTCGATTAACTCCTTTCGTACATTATTGTCTATTTTCCATGCTAATACAACTCCCCGGGGGATCCCAGCTGTACGGTCCGTGCTTATGCGTTTACGTGCAGTTTTGATGTTTAGCCTGGACATACGTTTAGCAAATTCACGTTGTGAGATGGTATTACGGCTGTCAGTCATTGCATCGTACACTACTTTGAAATGAGCGAGTGGTATGACTTGTTCATTAGCTGCTTGTGCTAGCCAATCTTTTACATATCTTTGTGCCGTGCTGATGCCGCCTGCGTCAAATGTATTTGTAAGCGGAATATCTAAGATTTCTGTAAAGTATTCTAAGTTGCGTGTACGTATTGCGTTTGCAAATTCTTCAAGTACAGACATAGATACTTCTTTCATTTCTTTCTTAGCATCGTTTTCTAACGCAGTGTGAGCCATACGTGCATCAACTTTGAACTTGTTCAGAAGTCCTGACACGATATATAGTTCTTTATCTAATATCTCTAAGTTATCTATTAGATCTTTGTGCGTAGTTGCAAGCTTAGTTTCTTGTCGAGGAGCAACGTTATAACGCCTATCTGAGTCTTCGATCTTTACTGCGTCTGCTCTGTTAGTCAGAAATATAAAGTTCGTGTAAGACGGCAGCTCGATCTGGTTGGTACGCATAGCTCTGATTGTAAGAGTGGGTTCTGTAATCTGATGTTTTAGCTTGTCAGCCATGCGGCCTACTGAGCCTGAATCAGCCATACGGAACTCATCAACTACAAGAAACATAGCTGTGCGCATGTAAAGGTTGAACTGTTCTTCTATATTTTCTAAAGCTCGCATTGGTGTTTGTTGTTCACCAAATAAAGGTTTGAGAATCTTGTGTACAAACAAACCCTTTCCGGTCCCAGGTACGCCCGTAAAGATCCAAGCGGTCATAGTTTTGCGTTTGTTCTGGTAAATGTACGCAAGCCAATTAATAAAGTGTTCAAACTCAGGTTTACCATTACCAAGAATGTGCATGACTAACTTGTAAAAATTAGGTGCAACATTTTTGATTTCAATGGCAGTGCCGTATGTGAGTTCTTTTACGTTCTCTTCTGGGCGCAGCATGTACGACGTACGCCTGAACAAGTTCACGCTGTACGGGACTGTATCTAAGTTAATACCGTCTTCACTGCTTGGATCAAATACGACCCGAGCATCAGGAATGTAATCCATGGTAGGGCGACTATGAGACTTAAGAAAATCATTAAGGCTGTTTTTATTCGTGGGCGTGAGGGGGTAGTCTTCACTAAACTGTTGTTTGGTTTCATCATATACTCCGTTATAAAATGTGTCTGTGTAAAAATCACGTAAGACAACTGGTTTCTTTTTAGTATCTGCATCTATTTTATCTGCAAAAATTTCAAATATAGTTCGATAGAAGTCTGCGTCTGCTTTTTCTATTTCCCAAATGGGTTCACCTTTGAAGTTGTACATGTAATGTGGGCTTGTTAATAAGAAGTAATAACCTCCACTGTCGCCTCCGTTCACATTACAGTTGACGTAGGGTTCTGACACACGCGTAACTTCAATGGTCATCTTGTCTGGGTTTTGTAACACTTCGTGCGACTCACCAGCAACGTTGACCGTGGATAACTTACCTGTTCTCTTAGGAAGATTATTTTTCTTTCTAAGGTTGTCTTTAATCTGCAAACCTAGGGCATGAACTTTTTCAGGGTTCACCCCAACTAAAGACGAGGAGATTTTAAGAACAGCTGAACCACGGTCAACCTTGATGAATCTACCATTTGGATAAGGATCTTCAACACCAACAAATTTAGGTGGTGCTATGTAAATTAATTTACTGTTATCTGCTACAGATGGATCTAACACGCACGACAGACTTTGGCCGTTGGCCGATAGAGTAATTTGTTCTGCAAGAAACTCTGTCTCGTAGTTAAGACCACGCATAAAGTCTTTGAGCGTTTTTGGATGTACGGGCATATCCATAAGAAAGAATAAATGTAATGAAATTGTATCTTTTTTTACACCCAAAGAAGCGCTGGCTTGCACTATGTACGAACAGTCGTGAAATATATCAGGTAACTGAAGCACGATACGATCGGCCATAGCTTGGATGTCATCTCCTGGGGTTGCACGTAGGCCATCAATGTCTAACACAAGCAACTCAGTCGGAGCTGTTCGGTCGGACATAAAAGCTCGGGGCTCATTTTTGAGTGGGCGTTTTAATGGTCCTTTTAACATGCACATGCCGTTTGCAGCTGCACTGCAAAGTGCACGAAATAGTTTGTTAAGACCTTTTTTATCAAGAGAAATATCTTCTTCTGATGATGTAAAGTTTTTAACAAGTGGGTATGGCTTAGTGCCATCTTTGGTGATTTCTTTAGCTAAAGGTTTTTTAGCTTGTAAAAATACAATATTCATAGTTTCTCCTTAACTTTGTAAACCTCTTCTCTATCTATGCGGACAGTTGGATCCGCTTCGAACGCGAGTTTGCATGCGCGTTGAGAAATGTTGGTAACCGTAATCGTGCACATTTCGCCACCTGGCGTGTAAACTCTGACACGATCACCAACTTTTCTTGTTAGGATGAGGTTTGATTTTTTATTTGTCATAGACTTGGCTTACGCCTCCTTCTGCATCAAGCGGTAAATCTTTACACCAGCTTGGTGGAGTCTTCATAATGTTTAGTATCTTTTCCATTGTAACATCTGAATCAAGTTTAGAACCTAATGCAATGATTTCATCATGTACTTGTAATACTACATCAACTTCTGGGAGTGCGTGTACCTCTAACATTTGATCGGTAATAACAATACGAGCTAGTGCTTGTATCACGTTCTCCGCCAGACGGGGGCCGTATGTACGTACGATGCCTTTTTGGGTTGTGTAAATAAATTCGCCATCCGTGTATCGCAAATCAGGATACGACAATGACATACCGTTTGGCAGTTCAATGCGTTGCGGTCCAACCTTTAGCGGCCCGTACTCTGTACCGTAATCTCTGGGTGAAATCATGTTAAACAATAGATCTTTCATGCGTGCCCATAGGATTGGAATGTTGCTATAGGTACCACGATACTGAGTAACAATATTGAGTGCGGTCATTAAACTTACATCAACTGACGGCGAACCTGACTTTAAGGTATCTTGGAACTTGTTATGTCCCATGCCATACCCCAGCCCGAGAACTGCGGTTTTGCCGACATACCTTTCTAGTTTGTTTTCTTTTGTGATTGTTCTACCGTAAACCTGACCAGCAAATTCACAATACACATCACGGCCTTCTACGAACGCATCAATTAAGTCTTGTTCTTTGGCTAGCCATGCGAGCATGCGTGCTTCGATGTTAGACAAATCAGCAATGTACATGCGTTGGCCTTCTGGGGCTTTGATTGCCGTACGTAATTTAGATCCGCGTGGTAAGTTTTGTAGGTTGATTTTATCTGAGCCACCAAACCTACCTGTGTGAGCGGCATAATAACGCAGTGGTACACCAAAGCTGCCGTCAGGGTTGCACGAATCAATAAACCTTTGTGCTCTGGTCTCATCAATACGTGACTTAACAACTTCTCTGGCCTCCCAAATGCACGAATGTTCTGGGTACATGTTGCACATTTGTATGTAGGCAGGGTCATTTTTACCAAAGGCTGGTATCTTTTTACCAGTCGTTGGGCTTTTCTTCGTGGGTATTGTAATGCCCAGGCTCTCCAGGTGCGCACGAAACTTTTGCTGTGACGCAAGAACTTCGCGTGTTACACCTGATGAGCTGATGGCATCTTCTGCACGTTTTGCCATATCTTCTTTATATTGCAACAGCATTGGCTGATCCAACAGAAGTTTTGGCTCCACGAACATCCGTGTAGTTAGATCAATCAAGTCAAGTTCTGACTCTGGAAATCCAACCACATAGGACTGAAAAAGAGCGTACGTTAAGTCAACATCCTGAATACAATACGAACCTATTTGTTCGTCAAGCTCTGGGTCAAGGTCGCGTATGCCTTTGGCACTTGCAAGTTCTTCTCCCTTTCGCATAGTATTATCAGACGGAAACTCGCGTGTAACGCAATCTTTCAGCCTTGCGGACACATTAGGGTACAAACCTCTGCTCATTGCAGCTGTATCATAGTAATACAGTGGGTTGTATCCGTAGTGCCTCGTAAGAATGAAGGCATCAAACAGAGTATTGTGGCAAACCAAAGCGGTTTCACCCCAATCAATCGCAGCTAAGATATCGTCTACCTCATCAGCGCTATACCATTCGGTATCTCCATCGTCCACTTTCAGTCCTACACCCCAAACTTTAAAATCTTTGTGATTTATATATTGTGCTGTAGACATTTTAGTCAGTGTAAAATGTGTGTCGTAATAGGTCTCAAAGTCTAAATATAAATTTTTCATTTTGTTTCCCACCTTTTAATAAATGTTTCTGCTACCAAACCTTTTTTGACAAGCAGTCTCATCTCTTTCCAAACTTGTTCTATGCTCTCTGCTGAGCCAAAGTTAGTTGGTGTAGACTCGTGGGCCCATTCAACGTTTTCAGAGACCCATTCAACAAGGTCGTCCATTAGTTTTATTTTATCTGCTGTAGTCATTTTTAGCCCTCTGTATAGTGTTATCTATTACCAACTCTGCGTTCTCTTTGTCTGGGGCAAGTCGATACGCAATTTGAACAAAGAAATCTAAACCTACATGTAAGACATGAGGCACATTTAAGTGTTCGGCTGCTTTCGAAACTGCTGCGTCAAGATCTTTAAACAGCTGATCATGCGCTGCTTCTTCGTTGACTAAACGTTCCATAGTTTCTTTCTCGGATTCAATGGGCTTGCCATCTTTGTCTATTATATTACTCATAGTTCCTCCTTGAACTGTTTTATTTTCGTACACCATTCTTCGTATTCTGAACGTTTTGCACGTTCCCAACCTATTTGCTTACTGGTGTACATATTGTAAGCAACAGATAATTTGACATACTTCCATTGTATATAAGGTAAGTCGTCTGGATTGTTGTATGTATATGGATGAATCGGATTACGTTTCACATAGACATGAGATGGGGGCATTTAATTACTCCTTAATTAAACTTGACAAAAACCAATATGGTCTTTATGACTGTATATAGATATTACCTAATAATGGGTGATAAAACAAACGGAGAATATTATGGCAACTTTTACAAGTGATCCTGTTTCAGGTAATCAGTCGTTCAAGCCATTCCCAAGTGGAAATATTGGCGTAAGATACGCTAAATTTAATGTAACTGCTGCACCAAATGCTGCTGATGTATACCAAATGGTAGACATCTTTGCTGGTGAAACTTTACATGACATCAAAATAAAGTCTTCTGATTTAGACACAGGCACAGGTTTAGTACTTGACGTCGGTGACGGTACAGATTCAGACAGATTTATTGATGGTTCTACAATCGGCCAAGCCGGTGGTACAGACCATGAAGATGCAAATCTTGCTCCTATTACCTATAGTGCAGATGATACTATTGACATTACTTGTCAAGTAGCACCTGCAGGTGATGTTGCAACTGGCACATTAGAAATGTGGATTTACGTATCGTAAATTAAAAGGCGCATAGCCCAAGCCGGAACCCCGAATCTTGGGCTATACTAATGCCACTCCTTGGCATGTTCGAATGACTCTCTATCTCCATATACTCTGGCCGTTGGCTACTCAGGGACGGCTTGTTGCGCTACCAATTCTGGATGGCTTTTCGTCAAGAGAGTCAAAGTTTTACTGTCTGTTTAGACATTTTAAAATAATAAAAAAAGGTAATAACAACAATCCTAATAAAAGAAAAGTTGCCATTTCCCACGATTTTGTAAAAGTAGGTATTCCCATTATTCAATGAATAGCAGGTGGTTGATACCCACCGTCTACAATGAATTGGTCCCAATCGCCATCATAAGCATTAACGAACAGAATACAGATCTTAACGCCATCTGCTGATTCGAAATACTTACTCATAGCGGCTTTGATGCCGTGGTCTGTAGCATATTCGCCAACATCCCACATATAGTTTTTAATTACACTCATAATGTTTCTCCATTGCTATGATAACCATATTGTTGTTGAAACACCATTTTCGCTTGCTCTTCACTATAAGGCGGTCTGTTTTCACATTTCGCCTCATAGTTAGACATGTCTCTCCATTTCCAATAGTTGGTCTTGTAGTCTTGACGTTCGTCATAGATAAACTCAGGATGTGGTTGGATATTTGGTTGATTAGTCATTGTTACCCCCCAGTAAAGATGATTCTAACATTACCTCGTTAAACTCCTGTTTCATAGTAGGGGTCAACAAGTCTTCAGCTTGTACCTTGGCTTTTCGCTCTTTCTTAACAGCAGGTGCAGCCATAGCTTGCAGCTTACCAGCTGGTACTAGGCTCCTGCCGCCAGGAAATTCATCAATGAATCTCTTAAGCGTAGTAATCGGTTCAATGAAGTCTTTAAACTTCTCAACCATGTCACTTGTTTTCTGTCTTGCCATAGGTATTTGTTCTAGCTTATCACACATTTCTGGATCAGATATAACAAGACCAACCGTAACAGATGGAGCGTAATCTTCAGAAGAATCATAAGAACTGTCGTCACCTTTAGTTAGAAAAGGAAAGTCGACAGGTTTTTCAAACGTGTGCACAAAGTACATATCGTCAGTTACATAACTTGCAGTGGCGTCGTTCATTTTATCTTCCCAACGACTTTTGTACTGCGCACGCCAGTTTTTTATAGTATCAAAATTCTCAGATAAACATCGATTTCTGTTACATACAAGGTGTAGCTTTTCTAACTTTTTAAGAGGATAAAATTCTCTTTCATCTTCACGGTAACCTTCATGAAGATTAGATATAGAACCAAAAACACTACTGTAATTTACAGTATGGATGTCTTTGTATTTGTTTTCGTGGGCAAACAACTTGTGTGAAAAGTCATGCGCAGATTGGAGAAGAGTTTTAAAATCTTCGCCAGCTTGTTTTTGAATAGCTTCTACAATGTTTATAATTGTTGATTCCACGTCAAAGTCCCTATCGAAAGCAGCTTGACACTGCTTTCTATAGTTATCAGTTATTTGCTCTCTGAGCTCAATTGTCATTCTTACTGATGCCATAATAATCTCCTTGTTATTGCATGTGAATCACTTCGCCGTATGGGGCGCTGTGATCTTGAGTTGAAACCCACAACACTGGATAATGTGGCTTATCGCCAAAGTCTCCGCATTCTAGGTCGGTTAGATAGACAAGAGCAGCTGTGTTTGGGTGGTTTTCGTTCACATAGTCTATAACTGGTGTAAATTCTGTACCTCCTCTGCCCTTGTACGTTACTTTTAGCGGTAACGACTCGCGTGTATATTCAGTCACATCATTGATTTCTGCATCGCATTGTATAAATTGCACACGTTCAGGTGCTAGCTCATGCAAGATGTATGATGTTTCTGTTGTGAACTGCTTTAGTTCTTCATCGCTAATAGAGCCAGAAGTATCAACCGCAATAACAATCTCTTCTAGACAAGGATTGTGCAAAGAAGGTAGATACATACCGCTAGCAATGAAACGCCTGTTAGGTCTTACCCAAGTAAAGTCAGACTTGTTATTGGAACGTAAAAAACGCGCCAACACAGCCTTCCAATCCACTTTAGGGTCAGTGATATCAGATATCAAAGACTCCAAGTCAGCAGATAACTTACCTTGGGCCTTGGCCGCTTCGGCAGCTTGGTGTATTGCTACAGTCAAGCCAGCTTCGATGGCACCCGCCGTACCGGGAGTGCCGTCGTTACCAGGGTGGTCCATAACTCCACCGCATTTACCAAAGTCTACAGCTACATTGTCCCAGCCCTTTTCAGGTTCTGGTAGTTCACTGTAGATAGCTTCCGCAGTCATATTGTCATACTGCGAATCCACAAGGCCGCCTTTTGGTAATATAAAACCCTCTGCAACCAAATAATTGTTGATTGCATAGTCACAAGCTACGTTCCACTTTGTCGCATGCCGTGAACGTAGCTTGTGACT